CCAATTATATTAGTGATGATGTTGGGTCAATGTTCCGAATATTATTAGAATTGTCGATTGATATAAAATTAAAACAAATTTTACCGAATTACAATAAATTAAATGTTGATGAAAAATATTTACAACCATTGGATAAAGGTCTGAATATTTCTAGAAAAAATCGGCATTTTAAATGTGCAAAGGTGTAAATCTTCAAGGGTGTAAAGCAAAGCGTGGGAGAAAACTGCTATAAATATGAGTTATTTTGTCCCATTTTAAATGTCCGAAGGTGTAAAAACGGCGTTTTAAATTACCAAGGGTTTAAAGTGCTGTGAGGGATTGCTTCTCGTGTACAATAATAATTTTGTAATATATTTTTGTCTCGTTATAAGTATATATGACTGCAGAATTGAGTGCTTATAGACAACGACGCATAAACGCGTTGATAAACGCGCACAGAACGAACGTAAATCGTTTATATTCAGGCGCAGTAGCAAATATACGAAACATCCAAAGAAGTAGATTGTCGGCACAATCAAAACGGATGCAAATAAATAATGTCATTGCAAGTTATAATACAAATGTAAGAACCTTGGTAACGAATACAAACAACAATATTGACATTATAAAAAATTATGTGCCACCCGCGTTAAAAATAAACAATAATAAAAGGGCATTATTGGTTGGAATCAACTATACTGGCACTGAATACGAACTCAACGGCTGTATTAATGACGTGAATACTATAAAAGAGAGAATCTCCCAACAAGGATTTCAAAGTATTCATATGTTGACTGATTTAACTAGCGAAAAACCAACTAGAGAGAATATATTAAAGGAATTAATTGCGTTACTTTCAAACGGACAAGAAGGCGATTTGTTGTTCTTCTCATATAGCGGTCATGGTTCATATACTTTGGATAAAAACCGCGACGAAAATACATTATACGATCAACTAATCATTCCGTCTGATTTTAAAGAAATAATAGACGACGAGCTTAAGGCAATTATTCAGGCAAATTTAAAAAAAGGCGTCACCTTATTCGCCATGTTTGATAGTTGTTTTAGTGGGTCCGTTTTAGATTTAAAATATCAGTACATGGATAGTCTCAATTACGATAAATTTACTGAAAACGACAAACAATTGGAAACAAATGGAAATGTATTTATGATAAGCGGTTGCAACGATTACCAAACAAGCATCGATGCAGTCATCAATAACAAGGCAACTGGTGCAATGACTTGGTCTTTCAATGAGGCATTAAAACAAAACGACAAGTGTAGTTGGAGAGAACTTGTAAAGAATATGCGGACGTTGTTAAAAACGTCACAATATGACCAAATACCCCAATTTTCTTCTGGAACCTTTGAAAATATTGACGCACAAATATTCATTTAGAAAGATAGATTTGCACTAATATATTTTAGTGTATATCAATCAAGTTTTCAATACGTATATTTAATTTTGCTATAATTTCAAAACATAATATATACTTATGAAATCTAAAATACTTGTATCTTTATATTTAGGTTTATTTGTTATAGTTTGTTTTGTAATTATTTATTATTATTATTATTATAGTATGAGTAACAAGCCAATTTGCGCTATTGCTGTGTTTGACGATAAAATTAAAGGAAATGTAAAATTTACTGAAGATTTTGTTACAAATCAAATCAGAATCGACCTTAACATTAAAGGATTAGATTCAAATTCTTTACACGGATTCCATGTTCATGAGGCTGGAGATTTAACAGATAAATGTACAAGTATGTGCTCTCATTTTAACCCTTATGGGAATTCTCATGGTTGTCCTGGTATGAAAGAAAGACACGTAGGAGATTTAGGTAATATTACTAGTAATAATAAAGGTGAAGCAAAATATACATTTTATGATAATATTATTAAACTCAGAGGTTCTAAATGTAATATTATTGGAAGAGGTTTAATTATTCATGCAGATGAAGACGATTGTGGAAAAGGTGGAAATGCTGAAAGTTTAAAAACTGGTAATGCTGGTAAAAGGATTGCATGTGCGGTTATTGGGTACGCAAAAGATAATTTTAAATGTTAGTTATATTAGGTGTGTAAATCGATATAAATATTTTTATTATATGTTATATAATAAAAATGTCCTACGGAAAGGAAAGTCATGTAATTAATGAAGGTATCAAGGGAGGCGACGCAGGTAAACTAAAAAACAATAAAGCTGTGCGTGAATACGCTTATAATAAATACAAAGATGCTGGATTAACCAATACACAAATAAAGAATAGAATGGGTGCAAAAGACGCTGGTCTTTCAATGAGGCATTAAAACAAAACGATAAGTGTAGTTGGAGAGAACTTGTAAAGAATATGCGGACTTTATTAAAAACGTCACAATATGACCAAATACCTCAATTTTCCTCTAGAACTTTTGAAAATATTCATGCACAAGTATGAATTTAGAAACAAACTTTATTCGTATTATAATAAAAAACATAATATTATACTTAAATATAATATGATACACCTATTATTTTATGGAAATTGTCAAACAAACACAATACGTCAAACCTTAAATTTAAATCCAAATAAATATGAAGTATGTAATATACCATGTTTTAATGATGTTAACATAGAATATTTTACTGATAAAATAAAAATATCGGATATAATTATAACTCAATCTATTAAAGATAATTATTTAGACAATGAACTTTTATCTACAAATTATATAATTCGCACTTGCAAACCAGATTGTAAAGTAATAATATTACCTAGTTATCATTTTAGTTTTTATTATTTTGATATTTCTAAGCATAATATACCAGAACCAAGTGGCTATAATTATAATTCTATGATTCAATGTTATAAACAAGGACAATCTGTTGAATATTACCTTGAAAATTATGTTAACAATCCTCATTTTAAAAGCAAAGAAGAATTAGAACAAATAGCAGTTGATTGTTTAAAAGCGTTAGATGATAGATATGATGCTTCTCAAAAATATAAAATAAATAATAATATAATAACATTGCCTATAACAAAGTTTATTGAAGAAAATTATAAACATACGCTATTATTTCATACTACAGTTCATCCTACTAAGATATTAATTCAACATGTATGTCATACACTAATAGACCTTTTAAATATAGAAAACACTATGGATTATTGGACTGACCATTTATCCACTTTTGTACGAAATATAATGTACAAGTGTGTAGAACAAGTAGTTACTTTTAAGACACCTGCTCCATTAATTGAATTAAATAATGAATACCATCATAATGTCAAAGATATAACTGAATGGTATTATAGGAACTATGCACAATTAGATAAAAAATACTTCTTGTAATTTTGTTTATTATATTATCAATATTTACAATTTAGAAACAAACTTAAAAATATTTTTATTATATAAATATAATAAAAATGTCCTACGGAAAGGAAAGTCATGTAATCAATGAAGGTATTAAGGGAGGCGATGCAGGTAAACTAAAAAACAATCAGGCTGTTCGCGAATATGCTTACAATACATATAAAAACGCTGGACTAACCAAGACACAAATAAAGAATCGTATGGCGCATAAAGATGCGGGTCATATTATTGCAAAAAATTGTGGCGGAAAAAATTCTGCGTCAAATTATATGTGGGAAGATAGACACAACAATCGCGCACATGGGGATGACCCAATTACAAAAGCAGAGATGAAAAATGCTGGTCGGTTATAACTATAGTTACTAGTTGTATTTATTTTATGTAATTATATAATATAAACAATGCAAATACAAAAAAAGATAAAAACTAGAAACATCCGTTCAACCCCAAAAAAACAAAAGGGTGGAGTTACACCCCAAGAAAACAAAGATGACTACCTTTTACATGCAATTGAAGTAAGTGATATTCGTAGTGTTGAACGAGTACTAGCCGCAGGCGCCAATGTGAATGCAACAAATGAATATGGTGATACGGCTCTTATATTGGCAATGATATGGGCATATGGGAATACTGAAATTATTGAATTATTGTTGGAAAATGGCGCTGATGTAAATGCGAAAGAAAGCAATAATGATACAACCGCGCTTATGATTGCAAGCTCTGATGGATACATAGAAATCGTCGAATTATTACTTGAAAAGGGTGCCGATATAAATGCGAAAGACATAAATGGTGAAACATCCCTTATGACGGCAAGTATAAAAGGACATATTCAAATCGTTAGCTTATTGTTAGAAAATGGTGCTGATGTGAACACGAAAAATGTTACTGGTAAGACGGCTCTTATGATGGCAAGTATATTTGGACATATTGAAATCGTTAGATTATTACTAGAATATGGTGCTGATGTGAATGTGATAGACAACTCTAATTATACAGCTCTTATGTTAGCAACCATGGCAAGACAGCATTACATAGTTGAATTATTAACCCCAACTCCAATCATATATCAAACTCCCAAGTGTATGACTCAAGAGGAATACAGCAGATGTGATATAAAGGAAGGCAATGAGGGTCCTCAAGACCCTATTTCATTCGAAATATTGGAGAGAAGAGACGCGGTCAAATTAGAAGGACAACCGAAAGTGTGTTATAATCGTAACACATTAAAAGAATGGTTTAAAAATAGTAAAACGAATCCACTCACACGAGAAATTGTGTCAGATGTTTGGATTCGTTCTAATTTGAGTGACAATCCATGCGAGGAACTGCCTATGACTGGGGGAAAAGCTTGGAGAAAATCCATCAAAAAACACAAAACCAAAACCAAAACCAAAACCAAAACCAAAACCAAAAAGTTCAACAAAAAAACTAAAAGGAATAGTCACAAAAAGATGAAAATATATTCAAGGTAGCATATGATAGAGATGCATTATATGTGAAAAACAAAACAAGAACGAGAAAATTAAAGACTTACAATGTTTAGAAAATTGGCGTTTTAAATGTCCAAAGGTGTAAAATAACCCCTCTGAAAGATTTTTTTATCTGTATATAGCATATCTATATTAAATGAATTCCACATCAAATATAATTGATCCCCCAACACTAACTCTCATGCTGAAGGCTTTAGAAAAATCATTACTTATTTTTGGTGCGTTTGTTTTTTATGCATTAAACGTATATTTGAAATACGACATTATGACATATCACCATGTGTTAAAAAAATACTATGTATATATCTCCATGTTTGCCCATTTAGTATTTATTTTTATACTGGACCTAACTCTTCTTTTTTCGTTTGAATATTTATTTAACATTAAAATGTAAGAGGGAACATACTTATTGTGATTTGTCTTGTTTGGAATCTAATATTTTTTAAAAAAAAAATATATATATATACATATATATATATATATGAATAAAATAGTAGATTATTTTGAAAAATATCCAATAACAGAACATATTATATTTAAGGGATTTGAAGCAGCGTTTATTGTATTTATTGCAACATATCTATATGTAATAAATTCTTATATAAAATACGATATTATGAATTATCATCCTTCTCTGAAAAAATATTATACACCACTCGCACTACTTATACACATGGTGTTAGTATTTATATCGGTCGTAATATTAATTTATATATTCCAGTATGGATTTGGGGTTAAAATTTAAATAAATTATTCTATATTACATATCCACTACAAAAAATAAAAACATATACATATACAACTATTTTTATTTTTATTTTTGTATTTTTTTGCTGATTTATTTACACTTGCCTACGCCGAAAACAACCGATTCATATTCAAAACCTCGGGTTTGTCCGCTTCTGCGGTAAACAACTTGGTAATATGCGAATCGTCTCGAATACGAATAGTATATTCCTGTTGAACACCATTACGCCCGACGCGTCCTAGTGCTTGAATAATTTTTTCCTGCGTCAAATTCATATCTTTGCTGATATACCCATGACAGAACTGATAATTGGTTCCGTACACATAATCACTGGACGCAATGATAAGATACAATTTTTGTTCATCTGCCAAAGATTTCATAATCTCTGTATAAGCAATACTCGTATGATTGGTAAACACGCCGATACCCATCATAAGCAGAATTTTCCAGCTGTCTGATACATCATGTAACATCATGATCTTTACGATTACATCTTCAGAAATCGAACTAGCAAATGCATTGGTCACGTTCATGGCTTCTGCCCATTTTTTCAAATGAGATGGTTTATTAGGAATAAACGTATCATTTAGCTGTGCAACCTTTATCATGCTTTGATACATCTCCAAATCCTTTTTAAACTTGGCACTTTGCGAACCTTCCATTGCACGCTCAATCTTTTTGGTCTTCTCGCCTCCCCCTTTCTTGCCACCACTAGAATCCGCGCTTTGTTTTTCTTTAGGCAACGAATCTTCCAAATCCTTCTGAAGCTTTTCAATCTTCTCGTTAACACGATTATTAAAATCAATGGATTCTAAAATGTCAGTCATGACCGCTGCAGGTATGTTTGCCTGTTGAATACAAAACTTGGCAATCTTATCAATGTCTGTGGCCAAATAAATTGTGGGTCCTTCTGTTAATGTATATGCGTCCTTGGTAGAGATGAACGTTGCAAATTGACTGGACTCTGTAGGTATCGCATTGGCACCGCCTGCAATCAACGACCCCTTGCTGTCTATCGAATTATTTTCTGGAATTCGCTTGGTTCGTGTAGTATACAAGCTTATATATACACTCCCCCATGCTCCACTCATTATATTTTTTAGAACGCGCAAGTAATACACCTTGATGTTTGTCATGGTGACGTCATCCAATGATCCGAACACGCGATTGATTTTGTGTGAATTTGTAACGCGGTTGTTTTTATTCACAAACGTGACAAACTTGGCAACTTCGTCCAAATCAAAATACCTCAATAGCGTCTGATAATTCTCACAATGCTCGGCAAT